AGTATCGTATAACGAAGCCAGATACCGACAATCTTCAAAAAATGCTGAAGGACTGCATGACTGTTTGCGGTTTCTGGACTGACGATGCGCTTGTCGCAAGCGAGATATGCGAAAAGTTCTGGGCGGCAAATCCCGGAATATATATCAAGGTCGAGGTGCTGAAATGACGATAGACGAAGTTCAGCAGGCTATGTTAAGCGGTCAGACCGTAAGGCATACACACGGAGGAATAACCGCCGAATACACAATAAGCGGTGTTATATCCCGTTACAGCAAGATAAGAGGCTGGTATTATGTGCTTGAGCTTAAAGACAGAAAAGCGGACAGCTTGTCTGTCGTGAATATGGAGGAGGTTGAAAATGACAGAGTATATTAAGCGTGAAGTATTGTCAAAAATTATGAACGATATAGCAGGAGATGAAACTTGCCCTATGAACATTGCGGCAGATATTTATTATGCTGTAGATTGCATACCTGCGGCTGATGTCGAACCAGTAAGACACGGGTGCTGGGAAGTAGGGTATTTTCACGATCGAGTGTGCAGCTGTTGCTTGCACCCCGACAATGACCTTGACGATTATCCACATCCGTACTGCCCTAACTGCGGGGCAAAGATGGACAAAAAAGACGGACAAAGGAGATAAATAATGACTAAACGCAAACCCGCAACGGAAACCTGCCTGTTCTGTGGGCAGGCAATACCGAAGTGGATAAAGTGTAAGGACAAGCTTCCGCCGGATCAGGAAGAGGTGTTAGTATGCACTGTGTCACAAAAAGGAATACGAAACATTGATAAAGGATATTGGTCTATTGATCATTTTATCCATAGAGGGCGTGCACGGGTTACTCATTGGATGCCGCTTCCAGAAGCGCCTAAGGAGGAAACATGAAAGCCTGGATTGTAAATGAAAAATATGAAACAGCTTCTGCAGTTGTTTTCGCCGAAACACGAGGCAAAGCAAAATCGCTTGCGCTATGCACAAGTTGCTGTAAAGACGCAAGCAATATTGAAGTAAGACGAGTACCACAAATGGACAAGTATTACGTCGAAGGTAAAACAGAAATGGAATGGTCAGATCCGAAAGACAGAATCACATTGGTGAAAGAATGCGGATTTTACTGTAGACATCCAATAGCAGAAGAGTGCAAAGACTGTCCTGCAAAAGATTTTTGCGATGAGGCAGTGCTGGAAAAGGAGCACCCCAATGACCGCTAAAGAATACCTATCACGCTATCACCTTATCAACATACGCATAAATCAAAAGATAGATCAGCAGCGACAGCTTCGGGAGCTTGCTACCAACATATCGCCGTCATCGGGTGGTGGACACAGTAGCGGGGTATCAGACAAAGTGGGTATGGCTGTTGCAAAAATTGCAACACTGGAGCAAGAGATAAACGCAGAGATAGACGAGCTTATCCGTGTCAAGGCTGAGATAGAGCATACTATATCGGCAGTGGCTGACGAGCGATTAAAGCTGATACTAATAGCACGGTACATAAACTGTAACCGTTGGGAACAGATAGCTGTTATGCAGAACATAGAACTTAGATGGTTGTATAGATTACACGGGCGGGCACTCTCGGAAGTAAGTAAAATAATTGACCATTGAAATACACATAAAGAGTGTGATATGATTACGATAGAAAAGAAGCGAAAGCGTAGTGACCGAGGAGCGGCTAATAAGCCGCCAGGTCACCTTTTCTATCAATTATGCGTACAAGAGTATCCATTGGACCTCCTTTTTCTTAGTCGAGCCGTCCGCTCTTCTGATTCTTTCGTGCGGACGGTGACGAATACTTCAAGCACTCTGCAAAGGGTGCTTTTCTTATATCTTAAATTTATGTTAAAAGCATGTTCAAGATGTGGCAAGATCCACAAGCCCGGAGAATGCACAGCCGGGATAAAATACACACAGAAGATACGGGACAGCGAAGTCGACAGGTTTCGTAACCGCAAGATATGGCGCAGAAAAGCCGATGAAATACTTGAGCGTGACGGTCATTGCTGCAGGGTGTGTCTGTCGGCAGGCGTTATCAACAGCACGGACCTGTCTGTGCATCATATCGTACCGCTAAAGGTCGATTATGACCGCAGGCTTGATAACGATAACCTTATAACGCTGTGCCGCTATCATCACGAGGCGGCGGAACGTGGGCGTATCAGCAGGCATGAACTGGCAACTATGACTTGTACCGTCGATTTTTCACACCACAACATATAGTGGTACGATACTATACACCACAATATATAGTGTACCCCCCTACCCTTGCGATTTTTGAGGGGTCCCGGTCTGACATCTGACCGCCACCTCTTTACACAATATATTCCCGATATGACTTTGAGAGGAGTGAGTATATGCCCAGAGGAGCAAAAACAATAGAAAACTGTGCAGGGCACAGAACAAAGAAAGAAAAGGAAAGCCGTAAAAATGCGGAGTTGAGACAGCTTACCGGAAAGAAGCTGACAGAGTTTAAGCAGGTGCGAGAGAATGAAACGGCACATAAAGAATTTCAGCGTATCCAGAAGTTGCTTAAAGTTGTCGGAAAAGACGACGCACTTTATTCGGCAGGGATCAACCGTTATTGTGAGCTTGTATCGGAAATCGAGCAAGTGAAAACGGATATGCTTGTGGTACGGCAGACCGCAGATAAATTGAACGCCGCATTTGAAGAGCAACAGGACAAGGAAGAACTTGACAGCGGTGAAATAATCAAGTTTACAAAGGCATACACAAGCCTTATCACACAGTCGATGAAATGCGATGGCAAGATCATGACGAAAAGAAAAATGATGAGCGACATCGAAAAGGAAAACGGTTGGACGGTGCTTTCCGCTATCAGAGCAATACCGAAGCAGGCGGAAAAGCCCGAAGATGACGCTTTGATGAAGATATTACAGGGAGGTGAGAATAATGGGGCTGTTTGAAAAAATATTCAGACGTGGCACTGAAGGCACGGATATTGAAGTGGCTTTCGGGCTAAAGCAGATAAGCAATATAACGAGAGAACAGGCACTCGAGATCCCTGCGGTTTCAGCGGCTGTTAATTTTATAGCCGGCACAATAGCAAGCCTGCCGATAAGGCTGTACAACAGCAATGACAAAGTTCAGAAAGCGGCGGAAATCACTGAGGATAACCGCCTGTATCTGCTGAACGAAGAATCCGGCGATACTCTGAACCCGACAGAAATCAAGCGTGCGGTTATCCGTGATATGCTTCTTGACGGAACGGGATATATGCACATAGAGCGGAGCGGAAACGAGGTATCGGCTCTCAGATATGTCCGTGACAGTGCTGTAAGTGTGGAGAAAAATTCTGACGCTATTTATAAGACTCTCCGTATGCTTGTTGACGGCAGAGTGTACAATCCGTGGGATTTCGTCATTCTCAGCCGTAACAGCGTTGACGGAGGAAAGGGAGTAAGCATACTTGCCGAAAATCCCACGCTTTTGACATCAAGCTATATGCTGTTACAGCTTGAAAAGGCGATGAGCCGCAGAGGCGGTAACAAGAAGGGCTTTCTGCGCACTGAGCACAGAGTAGACGAGCTAGCGATGAAGGATATACGTGAAGCATGGAGAAGGCTTTATAGCAACAACGGTGACGGTATGATGATACTGCAAAACGGGCTCGACTTCAAGGAAAGCAGCTCCACCGCCGTTGAGATGCAGTTAAATCAGAACAAGGTGACAAATGCAGAGCAGATAGCAATGCTGTTTGGCTTATCTCCAGATGTGCTGTCGGGCAGAGCAGCCGATGACAGAACGTATATCAACAGCATAAGGACAGCCGTACTGCCTGTTGTATCTGCGTTTGAAATGGCGCTCAACAGGGCACTATTGCTTGAAAAAGAGAAGCATAGTAAGTATTTTGTCATAGATACCTCTGAACTGCTCAAGGCTGATATTCTGACACGCTATCAGGCATATCAGATAGGCCTTGCGGCAAATTTCTTACAGCCTGACGAGATACGCTTCAAGGAAAATCTTGCGCCACTCGGACTTGACTTTATCAAGCTTGGACTTAACGATGTGCTGTACGACCCGAAAACACGGCAGATATACACGCCGAATACCGACAGCCA